TAGCCTTACTAGCTCTCGATGCTGTTCTCTGTCCGAAGATAACAATTCCATCTTGAGCAAATTTAGTGATTGGATTAATTATATTTCCACCACTATAGAGAGAATCTCTATCTCCTTGATTTAGTGCAACTTCAACGTCCACAGGCTTAGTTAAACGACCCCTAGCCAAGCCAGCAGGGGCGAACCATGGGTGGGCTGCTCTATCTGTAGCTACCAGTTGTCTTGCAGCGTAAATATCTGGGGCGTACCACCTATCTTTACCATCAAAGACACTAAAGGTTTTAACCCAAGGCCAATGGACTGCGGCATAAGAACTATTAATGGCGGCTGCTCTGTCGGTAGCTTTACCATTACTCCAATCAATAGCATCAGAAGTTTTTCCAATAGCATATGGAGGAGATACAAGAGCTAAGAATTTTTGTGTGGTCTCAGCTTTAGTAATAAGAGCATTTTGTGCTCCATCAAGCTCAGAGAAATCAGGGATCAAGGCTATTCTAACGGGAACACCTTCCTCGTCTAGAGCCTCTATACCACTTCTTCCACCATCACTCTCAACCTGCCCGATAAGAGACGTTTCCTGGGAAGCAGAATCAGAGGGGATACCACTATCTCCCGAAACCAAGGAATAAGTACCTTGAATTGGTTTAATAAATCTTGGATCTGCCGTGTCGTGCGCGATCATTCCACCATCTGTTACGTTCATTCTCTCAACGGCATAGGCCCCGATTCCTGTGGCAAAATCATAGAAATTATTTAGGTAAGTCACACCTTCAACCGCTACGTCCCCTTGAGCAGAAGTGAAGTATCCTACTATTTCTCTTGAGGTAGCAGTTGTATTAGTTTTTCCTATTTCAGTTTCTAAGAATACCGAGGAAGTAGCCCCTCCCTTAAAGGTCTCAGCCGCAGTACCAGCAGTGTTAACCTGAATAACTACATTTGAATCACCATTGACATCCACCTCAACTGAGGTTCCAGATGTATCCCCTGCTGGGGTGGTTCCTTCGTTGTAACCTGCTCCAGTATAGCGGGATCTGGTCCAATAATAAAGATCAGAGAACGTGCCGCCTGATGCCGTAATACTTGAGGTAGCTTTCGGGGCTGCGGGCGTACCGATTCCATCATAAGCAGCCATCGGCGCACCACTCATATTCATCGGTGCAAGTCCCGACACTCCGTTCCATATACCCTCACCAGTACTATCAGTTGTTGATTCCATAGTAATGGTTATTTGAGCACCAGAACCAGCTATAGGGTTAACGATAAAAGCAGAGCCAGCAGTATCAGTACCAAAAGCTCCTATCCTATCTGCGTCCAACGAGCCCCCTAAAACTTTTCTCAAGGCATCAATAGATCTCCCTCCCTGAGCATAAGTCTGGGAGAGAGTTCCCGATGGGACGCTGTATACTTTAGAATCTATTACTTTAGTTGTTGTATTATCATAAGTGGTGATCGTGAACCTGTAGTCCCTATTACCTGCATCGGCTGTACCAATATAGCCCCCAGAAGGAGTAGAAGAAACAATTATCGTAGGACACGCCCCCATAGGTATTGCAGCAGAAGCTTCTGCTGCGGACGTTGCGGCACATCTAACAAAATACATGCTGTTGGTTTCTTCTAATATTTCAAGAGCACCTTCTAACGCTTGCCCCGCTATATTCTCACTTGGGTTACCAAATGTAGAAATTAACTGCTCTTGGCTAGTAATTAGGGTAGCCTTATCCCCACTCTTTCCCGCCACGGGTCCTTTTGAAGCAAACCCAATTATCCCCACCACAGAAGAGTTAGACCCTTCGGGATAGTCTGATATGTCAACCTCGGTGAAATAGGCACCTGGACTTAGATACTTAGCCATTTAATGTTCTCCCTAATTAATACTTATCAATCTTCTTTTATGTAAATTAAGCAATCTTTCTGTTATAACAGAAACAGGAATCACCACAGACGATCCTGGAGTTAATTTTATTGTTTGATTTTTACCCGTAGGTACAGGCCACGTTTGTAGACTTGTATTTCTAACAGTTTTCATAGAAATTTTAGGAACAGAAGTAACCACTTTAGTTACTGCTTTAATATTCTTTTTTGTTGTACTATTTTTAGAAACCATAATTCATACCCACGTTGGTGTAACCTCTAATATATTTAGGTAATAAATACAAACAATTTTAATTTATTTTTGTATAAGACTCAGTTTCTGATATGTTTATTGAGCTAGCATCAATAGTTTCATCAAATACCGAGGTCTTATTTTCTGTTATTACTTCGACCTCAGTATTAAACTCTGTGATTTCTCCTGTGGAAGTTATTAAATACTTAGGATATGGAATATAGCCCTCCACTGAGATGTCAAATCTCCGTCTAATAATTCTATCTTCTCTGTCCCCTACCACGGTAACAGAATCGTTCTCTTCTGCTGTTATAAATGCCACTGTAGAATTAGTGTATTTTGTAATCATAGTTAAATTAGGATTTAATAATAATCTCACTTGTTCTACAATCTGATCCATATCTTCGTTATACTTAGTCCACGTATTTACTTCGTAAGATATTGTAACAGCTTTAGGGGCTAAACTTATAACTCTAAGAGCCCTTTTTCTTTTATTATCCCAATAAGTTTCATTAACTAGTAAATCTTTTATTCTTCTACGATCTGTATCCTCATCGCTTAGGGTCTGGGCTACCGTTACAAGTGGAAGAATTATATTATTTTCTTGAAACATTTTTGCAACTGCCCTCTCAGCAGTTGCATTCACACACGGCACCGATATAAGTTTATTTTGGGGGTCACGTATCTTAAAACCAGAAAACGAAGCAAGCATAAATCTTAAATTTTCTTTATAGGCTGATGATATAAGGTGTTGAGGTTGTATTTTATCGCTCAATAAGCCCCTTATCCATTCCCTAGTCTTCAACCACATTATCTATCTCCGTATGGATTATTCAGATCTTCTCTTGTAGAAAGAGGACTCTCGGGAACCACTGTTTCGGCAGTCATAGAAGAAATATTCTCTGTTCTCCTTGTGAGGGGTTCTTTAACAACATCAGCAAAGTCTCTAAGTACTCGTGCAGCGCATACCAAGTGATAAACTCCATAAATCTCAAAACTCTCCTCCTGAACCTCTATAATCTCATACTTTATATTTTGAAATTTAGGTTTTACTACATCATGAGGGATTGGAGTACGGCCCAAAACTGTTTCTATACTACTTTTATTAAAAGTAAATAACTGATCATTGCTTAATTCTATACCAAATTGGGTTAAGTTCTCTTCAATAGGGGACGGATTATAATGACCAAACACTACTATAGGTTCTGAGTGTAGGGTTTTCATCCTCTCCTCCATGTAGATAGGATCTATAGTTCCATCACTTTGAAAATACTTATAATATAAAATTTTAGATCCTGCTAACCGTATTTGCTCTTCATCAATGAGATTATGAAGATTTAGATCAGGATTTTGAGGATCAAATAGACTGAGTTCTGTTGCATCTTCTATAGTTGGCAACGGAGGCATTTCTATTCCAACTTTAAATCTGTTATCCTTATTCATTAGAATGCCGTGAATGCTGGTGGCTCTTCGATCTCAGAAACCAATTCTTCTATAAGTAATTGTTTTTCTTCTTTACTTTGCATAAGTAAAGCATCCCCATTTAACTGAGATCCACCTCCTGGAGAAGGGAGTATTGCGTACTTCCCTCTGATTTGTCCTAAAACACCTTTAACCGCTGCGAGAGTATACCTCTGTAACCAATTCCTATAAGCGGGATGTATTGTATTTGAATTTATTGCTCTGTATTCTACAATAACTGTTTGTGGGGTTGTGACGGGCGCAGGAGATAGCAATAAGTATCTCCCATCTACAACATTAAAGGAGCCTTCTTGACCTAATATTTTTCTTGTCATTTCAAGGTTCTGTTGAAGAAGATAAAAGTCTGCTACACCAAAATTTTGAAATAAGAAGTTATCCTGAAAATACTTTATAAAAAAGTCAAATTCTAAAGTACCTGCTTGGGACTGAATAGAGAGTAAAGTTTTCTTATAAACAACATAGGTTAAGTTATCTAACATATATTGAGGAAGTTCATACATATTTGTCCCTGCGGAAGCTTCAAACGCTGCAATCTGTTTGGTCCACAAAGGAGCGTGATAATTCAATCTTGTAATTGCTTCGTCCATGCATGTTCTTACTTGATAAGGCGTAACTTCAACTCTGACCACTGGGTGACCTAATTGGGCTAAGGCGTAATCAGCTAGAGTTTGTTCAAAATCAGTATACTCTTCTAAAGAACTCTCAGTACCTGTATTTAATTTATCTCTATCAATACTAGTAAGTACGACACCCTTGTCTATGTGGACTCCTATAGGATCTGCTAAGGTATTACCGAAGGGTGCAAGATTGGGTATTTTTGATGGTGGTGTTGCTTGTGCCATAATAAGCCTCTAAGTTTATATACCTAAAAAATAAGAGAGACCTGAGAAAATTCTCAGGTCCCTCTCAAAAATCTATCCTAAACTACTACGTAGACGTATTGTTCAGAGCAGCAGAGCCACCGCCCTTGCCGAACGGATTAAACAGGTAATTAGCACCTGCTCCAATCACACGAATGATTCTGTAGAACCTGTAGTACGGACCAACCGCTGCCTTGCCGTAGCGAGTCAGAATGCCCTTTCTGGGCTGGAAGTCCGAAGGATCGGTGATCGTTGGCATGGACTGGAGTGGGATGTATGGAGCATACACATATCCACAATCCATGGCGTTATCGCCCTTATAGCCGATCATAATCTCATCTTCTGGATACATCGGATCAACCCACAGATCGTAACGACCCATGAACTTACCTCTGTAAGCAATTTGATTACGTCCGATATTAGTAGGACCATCACCAGTAGCAATACCACCCTCTAACTTCGCTGCTGATTCAAGCATTGAAGCGATGAGCGGAGATGTCACAAGCCAGTTACCAGGACCACGGAAGGTGGTTCTGTAGATGTCCTGTGCAGCAAAATTAATTATTGCAAGCAGGTTTGCATAGACATGGCCGACATGCTGTGGAGCCGCACCGAACTGATTATCAGTTCTAGAGAGGTCAACGAGCCACACGTTGGAATTCTTCCCTGCATCAGGGCCGTTGCCCACGCCGACACCCGCATTAGCAAAATCATACAAGAATGCAGAAGGAGTAAATTCAACAACTCCTGTTCCTGCCTCGTTTGGATGCTGGTTTAGCCCCTGCTGTTGAAAATTATTAGAATTTCCACCGCCAGTAAGGGTTCCAGCATTCCAACCAGTAACACCTTGGGGATCATAAGCGATCATGCGAAGATCTTCGACAATCTCACGGTCAATCTCAAGGGCAATTTCCTTTGAGAGAAGGCTAGTAAGCTCTCCCTCAAGGTCAAGGTTGTGATATGCACGAAGGTCTTGAGCAGCCTCAAGAGTCCAGAGAGCCCGCATCTTGCGAGTACGAGCAACAACTGGCTGCTGATCAATATGCATGTTGAGTTCTGGGATTTCGACCCCGTTCAACGCCTCACCAGCACTAACTGAATATCCGAGGATAGTCTGAGCAACTGGGAAAGATGCGATATGACCACCCATAGTTGAGGATGGGAGAGCTGGGCCACCATCACCAACGCTGCCTTGGCCTACAGTGCCAGACAAATCGTCTAGACCGAGAGTAGACAACGCAAGGTTGGCTGCACTAAAGTCGTTATAGTCTCGTCTACCTCCGTTGAGGCCACCAGTAAGGCCCGTATCAATGGCACTAGATGTAAGGTTACCATACGTCAGATTGAAACGACTGAATATTGTTTCTCTGTTAGCAGCGGTCTGTCCACCTGCGCGGTTTCGGTCATGACCCAGATAGAAAATCTGGGACACTGGACCTTGCATGGGCTGAACGCCGACAAGGTTATTAGCAAGAAGCTGCGGATAGACGCGACGAACGAGAGGAAATGCGAACTTTTGGAACGTACCGAGCTTACCAACTGTAGTTGGTGCATCAGTACCTACAACTTCGTCCACTCGCTCACTCACGATGGCTTTAGCCTGATTTTCCAAAAGAACTGCACATACCTTACGCTTGTAGTCATCGTCTATACCCTCAAGTACAGGAGCCCAACGGTCCTCCATACTTGGATCATAATTAGAAATCATATAAAAACTCCATTAAGGTATCTACTCAGCAATGGGCATAAACCGCATTACTTCAGGCGTAAGAAATTCATTGTTGTGAACTTCTTCATTAACAGATGAATCTCCAACTTCCGAGTTGGAGACCATCACTGCTTTTTCAGAGGATTCAAATGGAAGTGACTGGGACTCAGTGAGTCTTTCTGTCTCTCCCATTAGCTCTGTATTTGTATTCTCAAGAATACTAATCTTATCCTGGAAAGTTTCTGCTATGGAGACAAGCTTCTCATTGTCTTCCATTAACTTTTCAACTTCCTTAGTAAGACTAGAAATATTTTCCTGAGACTCTTCATTCACATCTACGAGGCTAGAAATCGCTGATTCTTTGTCATGTTGATCTAACTCAACAGACATCATTGTTTTCATACTCTCAAAAACGTGACCATTTCGGACGAACTCTTCATCTTGCTCAAGTTCCTTCAAAGCATATTCCTTGATTTCATCAACCTTCATACGAAGGAATCCATTGACCTTTGTGATAAGTCCATTGACCTCACTATCAACTCGTTCTGTAATCACTGAGTCTACCAACTTTGCTATCTCATCGACAGCATGTTCTGTAAGACCTTCTGGAAGAAGCTCTGCAAGATTTTCCATCTTTTTAGATTGCTTATCACTCATGTAAACTATCTCCTATAATTATTTATCATATTTAAAAATTAAAGTTTAAAAAATTTTAAATATTGTTGTTATATTATCTATTTAAAAGCTTTATTGCCCAAAATATTAATTTATCTTATCTTACTTAACTTATCTTTCAACAAAGTAATAAATACTTTCTCTGATTTAACTCTTCCCATAGTCTCATTAACAGTTTTTTGAATAAACTCTGAGTCTACTGATTCTTTAACAAGACCTGGAAAAGCACCCTTTGTAGAGGGATCAGCTACTAAATCAAAAGTTAGAAGTTTGAAATCCTCATTTACGTGCTTATACCCTTCTACGTCTTCCGTTAGAGTACCCATTCCGCGAGAAGATATACCAAGCATAACACCTCCCTTTAGAAGAGCCTGTGCTGTCTGTCCTGCTGGTGTATTAAGGAGTTCTGCCTCCCCTATCATCTCATTTCCCTGCATCTTTAAATTGGTAACTAAGTGAGAAACATTCTGAAGGCTTACATGGTCGTGGGTTGGGTGATCTAATTCTCCCATGAGTCTTCTACCCTTATAAGCTTCTGCCAATCTCTCGGCCTCACGCTCTAATATCTCTCTACTGTAAACTCTTTTGTTGTTATTAGCGGCCTCTGCCATCTGAAATCTTCCACGGATACACATAACGCCCGTGGACTTAGATTCGCTGATGATCTGAACATTCTCTAATAAGTTAGTATCTGTTAGTAACATTAAACTGTCCCATTTCTTTTTTCTTTTAATAAGATTCTCTTGATTAAAGTTAAGAGGGGAAGGATCTCGGATAGCTTTTTGCTCCCTTGTAGAGCCTTCTTTCTTTCTTCTAAATTATCATCATCTCTGGGTTTTAACGTGTCTTTTACTTTATCTATTGCCATATCTTTTGCTTTATCTATTGCCTTATCTTTTGCTTTATTGACAATATTCTTTCCTAACCTTTTAGCTCCCTTTGAGACAACGCGCCCTGCTGATTTTCCTACCTTTGCTGCTGTTTTACCCACAGTCTTTCCTACTGTCATGGCGGTTCGCCCAGCTACCTGTGCAGCAGCAGCTCCAACTCTACCCACTGCTAATAGCCCTGCTCCTATAGCAGGTAGAATTTCATGTAAAGATTCTACCTTTTCTCTAAGGATTTCAAGGTCTTCGCTGGTTAAATCTTTACCTTTATAATTAGAATTCTCATTCAAAAAAGTATCAATATAGGATTTTTGCTCTACAAGAGATTTAGTATTTCTCATATTTCTTTCCAACGCCTTATGTCCCATGAATCTTAGCTCTAAGGGCTGCTCTACTTTGGTTTGCTATTCCCTTACCTGTCATTTTAAGAGCACCTATAGTTGTATGTTTGGCAGCGAGTCCTGTTGTCTTTACTGCTCCTTTGGCTGCGAGTTTTGTTCCCTTTGCTCCTAATTTGGCTGTGCCTACTACTCCTTTAGCTGCGAGTCCTACTCCCTTTCCTCCTACTTCAGCGGCCTTTTTTCCCATCCTAAGTGCTGCTGCTTTATGCTCTGGGCCAGTCCATTCTCCAGGCACTGCGAGGTCATCGGCCTCCTTCTTTGCTATCTTGAGTTTCTCCCTCTCAGCATCCTTATCTGCCATATTCTTCGTGGCTGCTTTCAATACCTCCTCTGGGTCTGGCTTTTTCGGCTCCGCGCCCCATACCTCAGGCCCTTTACCCACCCCTGAAAGTTGTTCTTTTAAAAATGCAACTTTTTCTACGAACAAGTCCCATTCAGAAATAGGTTGGTAGCTCTCTCCCACAGTAGACCTAGTTTTTCCTTCAGCTTTCTCTCTTCCTGGTCCATGCTTCTTTAACTCACTAGAAAGTGATTTAGATTTTTTAGCTCCATGCTTTATAGCAGTTCTAACGGAATGAGCTTTTATGCTAGGCCAAGAAGATCCAGGGGTAGAAGATCCAGGAGTGAAACCCTTAGCGATTTTAGTATTTCCCCCTGCGGTACTTTTCGCACCCCAATCAGGCTTAGAAATAACATACAAACGATCAGCACCTTTGGTAGAGAAGATAGTACCATAGGAAGCCCCACTATTTAATGCGGCCTCGATAGTATCAAATATTCTAACACGGGATTTCTTAGCTTGAACAGAACCTTTTTTGGAATCTTTTGATGTGTACTTCTCTCTTCCCTTTTTAGAGCCTCTCCCTGATTCAGCTCGGCCCTCAT